TGGGATACATTCTCCCATTACGGTTCTTGATCTCACCTTGAAGGAATGTTCCTTCAATATACAGTTTTTTGTTAGCACCTTTTCCTTCGGTGATAACCTGTACGTTTGTTACTTCTTCTGTGATAAGTTTCATTTTTCTTATGCGGTAAATGCGACTACAGTTGCTTTGACTGCATTGGTCGCACCAATAGCTGCGCCAATTTCTTTTTCAATAATAATTGATGTATTGGCAACCAAAGTGAATGATGCTGGAGTTGCATTAGCAACTGTCACAACTTCAGTAGATCCAGTGTTAACCAATCTAACAAGTCTTGCTTCTGCAATACTTGCATCACCTACTGCTTTTTCAGTAGCTAATGGTTTGACGATCATCATTCTTCTGATTCCTCTTCTGTATCAGTTTCTGTTTCTGTTTCAAGTTCATCAACTACTTCATCAGTAGTTTCATCATCTTCAACTTCAGGATATTCAAACTCTTGACCGAACATTGCATTGGCAACGTATGGTCTTGCAACATCAATTCTTTCTGCTGCTTTTGCATACAGAATTTCTTTCATTTTATCGCTAATATCAGACGCCGAGGCATCAGTAGCGATCAAATCGACAACATCTTCCATGAAAAATCAATATGTAATATAATATATTTATAACTCAGACTTTCTGGTATCTCTTTCGTACTTTTTATCAAGTGACATGGCATCAGCAGCTGCAGCTTCCATATCAGGTTCCATAGGAACATCTCCCATTCCCATCGCATCTTCACCCATACCTTCCATACCTGCACCTTCACCTGCTTGTGGTAATGGTTGACCAGTTACTGGGTCGATTGTTGATGGATCTGGGATGATACCTTTTTGAATCTCATCTTCAATCTGCTCATCAATCTCAATGATTTCTTGATCAGTTTGACGAAGGATTCTCTTTCTTACATACTCAGTAGAATAATACTTACCAATGAATGGTTCAATCTGAGCAAGAAGTCCAAGTCTTCCTTCAGTGAGTTCTTTTTCTTTCAGTTCAGCAAACTGATTATCATACAGGAAATCATATTGAATATGATCTCTCATTACTTCCCAATCTTCGGGAGTAATGATATTTTTAAGAATCAACTGCGTTTTCAACATATCGTTGAACATTGCAGCAAAACGCTTTCTCAAGCGACCAACAAACTTAGCAAACTTAAGTTCATCTCTCAGGATCTCTGAAGAACGACCGAGGTTGAAACCACCATCAGCAGCAATTCTGGATTCAGGAACACCAAGTGCTCTATAAAGTTTCTTCTGGAAATATTCAATATCAGAGAGTTCTCCCAGATTCTGACCACCAGGTAGGGTGGTGATCTCAGTTCCGCGACCACCTTCTCTACGAGGTAACCAGAAGTCCTCCATCATGGACATGAACTTACGGTCATCACGGACTTCACCAGTCTGTGCGTTATAAGCAAGTTTATTTCTATAGCGAGACATAACCTCTTTGAGGTATTGCTCCGCTTTTACTTTAGGAAGATTGCCAACATCGATATAGAAAATACGACGTTCTGGTGCTCTGGACAATCTGTAGATAACCAGAGAATCCTCAATCATTCTAAGTTGATTGAGTGCCTTGATTGCTTTATGAAGATATGAAAGAACTGTATTCTTATTTCTATCTACCAGACCAGAAGTACAATACGTGACAGCATCCTTTGCCAATTTAATTGACTTAGAATTGCCACGACTCATGGCATTCAAACCATAAGTTGCACTTGGAGATGGAGTATATTGGAAATACTCATCAAACTCCATTCCTTTTTGAATGTCTTCTGATTTATTAATTCTTACAGCACCATTATCAAATTTACCATTAGGATTCTTTTTCTCCTGACGGATATATTTAATTTTTAATGGATCAATATATCTTAATTCTTTAATACCTTCTTGAGGTGCTTTTAAATCAATAACTTTCAGATAGTAAAGTCTGCCGTCAATATACCAGTTGCGGAAAATTTCATGAGACTTTCTATCAAAGTCTAAAATTTCTTTGAGATACTTAAATTCTGCTCTAATCTTTTTCTTAAGACTTTCACTTGCGTTGAGATTTGAAAGTTCAATCTCTACAGGAGAATCATAAAGGTCACTAACTATTGCTTCATTGACAACATCTTCAATCGCCCCATCCGCTTCTGGATGGAGAGACATCTCTCTATATCTTTTTATTAAATCATGCTCTGTTTTATAGACGCCTTCAATATCAACGTATTGACCATAAAATCCACTGCTGATATAATTATCAACCCCGTCCTGATTAGTTTCAGGAACGGGGGAGATAACTGAAGGTGACTTATTCTGATTGCTGTCAATTGAAAAACCAAAAAGTTTGGCCATAATAAGTTAAACTGAGTCTTTTCCTTCTTCTATTTAGTTGATGTCCTCGCCACCAGCATTTGCACCAGTGCCCTTAGTAGCTTCCCACCACTGAACTTGAAGTTCAACAGTGAACTCTTGAATGCCTTGAGCATCATAGGAGAGTTCGATTGGTGCTACCTGAGTTGGGAACACATCGTAGAAACGATAGGATCTGAGAACAGAACCGTCACGATCTAACTGATAAACATAAGCATCTGCTTGATAATCTGCTGGATTGACCAGACCAGTATTATCAGATACTCTGTTGATGGTGTTCATCCAACGCTCAAAGGCAGAGCGGATTGCAAAGTCGGTATCGTTCAGGACGGTAACGGTCCAAGAATCGAAGGTTCTATCACCTGCGATTTTCAGAACACGACCTCTGAAAGGTACTTCGATCTGTGCAATGTTGGATGCTGGCATGTTAGCACCCTTGACTAAGAATCTTGATTTCTCAAGAGTAGCAGAGTCTGGTTGTGCCAGATCGGGGAACTGAAGAACGACTTCAAAGAGGTTGGCGCGAGCGCCACCACCCGTTAACTTACTCTTGAAGTCGGTAATCTTCCTTAATGGGGGTGGATTAATCTGTTTTCTAGATGGCATTTGAGTTAACCTCTAATTGAATTAAACGGAGCCGATTACTTCTTCAAAAGCAACACCAGTTCTGGTGGCAATGAAGGTCAGACCGATGAAGTTGATCGATCTTGCTGGCTTGATGAAGATATCTGCAACAAATTCATTGCTATCAATGACAGCAGCGGTGTTGTTGGTTTCATCACAGACAACAACATAATCGAAGATTCCACGCTTAGATTGAACATCGCGGAGGAATGGTTCAACAATGTTCACGAAGTTAGTTCTCGTGATCTCATCGTTGAACTCGAAGAGGAAGTCCTTAGCAGCAGCGGAAATTGCATCTTCCAGATAGATGAACAGACGACGGACGTTGATTCTATCGAATGCGGAAGACTTACCAAATCCAGTCTTATCACCGAAGAGGATGATTCCTGCTCCAGGGGAGAAGATAACTGGGTTGATTCTGTTAGAATAGAGAAGATCTCTCTGCTTCTTACCAGGATTGTAAGCAAGTTTAACTGCGTTAAGGATAGCACCGCGTGAAGTTCCAGCAGGTGAGAACCAGGGGAACTGTTCAACATCGGTTCTAGCACAAGTTCCAGCGATGTCTCCATTCAGTGGGACATAACGGAACGTATCATTGAAGCGGTCGTACATATACTTGTAACCACTATCAAAGATTCCATAAGTTGTAGAAGTTGCTGAGGAGTAGAAACTAATTACATTATCCGTAATAGTATCAATGTTCTCAACAGTTACGCTACCAACAGAGTTATCACTGATGAATGCACCTCTGTAAGGAGAGATGAATGCAACTGCATCCTTTCTTGCCTCAGCAACTGCAATACACTTATTAGCAAGTGCTTGTGCTTGAGACTTAGGATAGTTGGCAGAACCCATCAGAATGAAGTCTACTTCATACTCTTCAGTGTTCTCATACTTACCAAGTCCAGTGATGATATCATCAAGACCTGAATGTAAAGCACCAGAGGTAGTGTAATCTGTCTTGCCTTGATAGTTAAGACCACCACCTAAAGTTAAAGTAACAGCACCACAACCACCAAAGTTTACACCGTCTGCATTTTGATCCCAACCAGTATCAAGATCAAGTTCTAAATCTGATCTACCATTATCGCTATGTGCGATTGTTGTAACTCCAACTGGAGCAGAACCACCGAAGATATATTCTGAGTTAGTGTAGAGATACTTTCTCCAATAAGAAGGAGAACCTACAGAGAACTCAGCATCCTTTGCTTTGGAGAGTGCAAGGTGCTTCTCAAGAATTGATCCAGCATTTCCAGTGATTGTTCCCTTGTCGTCAATAACAACAACGTGAACTTCATCAAATCTGCTTCCTCTAGCGGCAGCAAAGTCTGATGTTCCAGGTCTGTTGGAAAGTTGATCCCACTCAAGTTTACCAACACTGAGAGTGATTTCCTGATTTTCAAACCAGTCTTTCTCACCAGTGTATGCTCTTGAAGCAAATGCTGTTGCAGTACCAGCAGTGTGAATTGCAACGTTTCCAGTATTTGGAAGTGCATAAACACCATTCTGGGTGTAATCAACATCCTTTCTAGTTCCTGAAACTGCTACGTGCTCAGTAACCTTAATTGATACTTGTCCAGATCCAACTTCAGTAATAACACCTTGAATGTGTCCATCAAGAACTGAAGTTGATCCAGCACCAGCAAGAACTGTGCCCGCAGGAACTGCAGCAGTGAATCCACAACCAACAGTAACGCCTGCTGTAGAAATACCAGTAAGAATCTGGTCTGCTCTACCATCGATGATGGCGACTTTAATGTCGTTTGCCCAAGTGCCTGGGTTTCTTGCAGCAACAGTTACATTGGTGATTGGATTCTCATCGTAACCGAGTTGCTCATAGTGCTCGGTGCTCTTGATCTTAATGCTTGACGCAGCGCCGACAAATGCATTTTTCAGCATCTGATCGTCTGCTCTTGAAACACGCATTACACCACCATATGCCAAGAATGATGATGCCACCATCCAATGCTCGTAGTGCTTATCTGTTGAATAGGGTCTTCCGAAAGTGTTTAAGAGATCATCCTCATTTTCAATAAACTGAGGAAGATCTACAGGTCCCTTAGCGAAAGGAGCACACTGCGCCCCAATCGAACCAGAGACTGGATCGACTCTTCCAATAGTTAAGTCAACTTCTCTTACTACAATTCCAGGAGATGCTAAATTTAGAGGCATCTGTTGTTCTCCTTGGTCCAGAATTATCTAAAAATATTTATCAAAAGGGGTATTTTCAATGGGGAATCCAGCCGTGAAATCTACCAATCAGGATATTCCCACATATTACTGCTCTTCTTAACTCTGTTCTTTGTACACTCCTTACATTCATAAGAATATGAAGATGCTACTGGACCTCTATCTTTTCTAGTCCTATAGAATCCATCAACCAAGTTCTTAGTTATACCACATTTTTTACACTCCCGCTCATACAGGAGTAGATGACCTAGTTTTAGTTGGTCATCTAAATCCATTAGTAATACTCCCACATATAAGCACGGTCACCATACTCATCAGTATGCCAACGGTCACCGTCTTTATCTGTGAATGATCCTGTTATGTCATTGATTCCATCATCAAGGAACCCAAATGGTGCCATATCTTGATCGATCTGATTTTTCTGCTCTTCATAGATTCTCTTACGGATATCATTATCCGTCATCTCCTTGAAGTAATCTTGTGCTACCAACCAAGCAAAGATAACGAGACACATTGCCAAGTCATCGTTACAACCTTCTTCTGCCTCAAATGAATTATGTCTCTGAGCAAATGTAGTCAACTCAGAAATGATTTCATAGTCAAGTGTAAGCAACTTAAAATCTTCAATAAGGGTTTTAAGATTAGAGCAACCAAGTTTCTTTACCTGGGCAGTTGTTCTAACTCCCATCTGAGATTTCTTACCAGAAAAACCGTGCCCGACAACTTGTCCAGCACGACCTCTCATCGCTGCCATCAGCATATTTTCATATTCTAAATCGTA